GCCCCCACTTGATACAGGCGGCGGCTGCGTCCGGCAATCCGAGTGCATGGGACAGCTCGCGCCGCGGCACAAACGTTTGCTACGTGGTCATAAAAATGGTTGCCGATTACGACGTTCTCGGGCAAATCGGAGTGCCGAATATCAGCGCTGTAGTTCGAGGCGCCAAGCCAGGTGACCCGCGTACAGGTCTCAACACATGGTCCAGCAATCCGGCTCTATTGGCACGTTGGTTTTTGATTGAAAGCGGATACAGTCCGGAAACTTTGGCGATTGAGGTAAATGTCGATCAGATCATAGCGAGTGCGAATGTGTGCGATGAGGTTATTCAAATTGGACAAGGCTTGACCGAGGCGCGGTATACGGCCAATGGTCAATTGTCTAGTGAAGGATCGCCGCTAGATAATTTGAATCGAATTCTTGACGCCATGGACGGCGACGCTGTATGGGTTTGCGGAGCTTGGCAAATCGTCGCTGGGTATTATAGAGTTTCGAGTAAAACACTCGACGAATCGGCATTGAATAGTGCCGATATAAAAATAAATCCGTATTTGCCGAAAGATAAGCTTTTCAATTTGGTGAATGGAACTTTCGTATCGCCTGCTGCAGGTTATGCCAGGACAAGTTATCCGGCGGTTTCTGTCGACGCTTACATTGATCAGGACGGCGGTGAATCGCTTCCGGTGCCAATGGATTTTGATTTGGTAAACGACCCTCGTCGATGCCAAATGATCGCGTGGCAACGTCTCACGCGAGCACGTCAGCAACTAACAACTCAATTCGGAACAAACCTGCGAGGCTACGATATTTGGCCTACGGAAACGGTAACGCTCATTCAAAAGGAATTTTACGGGCCGACGCCAAAACTTTTCACGGTACAGCGACGCGAGTTTGCAAACGGTCAACTTAGCTACGTCATGCAGGAAACCGGGCCCGAAGTGTGGGACTGGAACTATCAAGATGCAAATCAACCTGTCGATTTGCCAAACACCAGCCTGCCGGACGCCTTCACACTTCCTATCCCTGTGATCACATTGCTACGTTCTGGTGACAGTGAATTGTTGATCGGGGATGACGGAAGCATAACTAGCCGAATTTATTTTGAGGTGGCTGGAACTGACAATTATTACGTGATCAACGGCGGTTTGCTAGAAACTCGTTTCGCTATTGCGGGCACGGCGGATTGGCAAGCGGGCCCGACGCCATCAGGTGCGCATACTTTCGATTGGTTGTCTCCGGTGCAAGACGGGATGACTTACGCGATACAAGCGCGTTATCGAAACAGTGCCAATCGGGTCAGCTCGTGGTCCGTAGCAGCGTTGCATGTCGTTATCGGTAAGCGTGAGCCACCGCCTAATGTTTTGAGCTTCACTGCGCTGGGAAACACGTTTTCCTGGTCACCCGTTGTTGCGAACGATTTGGCCGGGTATCAAATTCGATTCAATTACGGCCAGAATACAGCGTGGGGCACTGCCACGCCTTTGCATACTGGCATCATTACTGAATCACCTTGGACCCCTTTAAATTTCCCATCCGGCGCAATCACGGTGTTGATAAAGGCGCAGGATACAACCGGCAATCAAAGCTTGATCGCTGCGTCGATTTTGACCAACCTCGGCGATCCAATTGTCGCAAATCTGATCGAGACATACGACGACAAAGCGGCCGGCTTTCCTGGCACGAAAACAAACGGCACCGTGTTCGGCGGGGACTTGCTTGCCGACGATTCGGGTGATTTGTTTTGGGGCGCAGATGGTGGAAATTTTTGGGGCGCAGATAGCGATCTTTTTTGGCCCACATCAACATACTTGCAGATGACGTATCTGCTCAGCTATACCATCAACGCAAACGAGGTGGGATCGCGTCTCACACTGCTCACGGAAATTGAGGCCGAGTCTTACACGATCGAATATCGATTTGGCACGCAGGGGAATTTTTGGGGTATCGACGCAAATTTTTTTTGGGGTGCCGATAGCGATCTGTTTTGGCCAGCTCCGACAGATTGGCAGACGTGGCCCGGTGGCATCGACAACCTGAGTGCCGGAGAGATTCAAATCAGGATCATCACACAAGCCGGCATAGTCCAGGGCGCGATACGTGAACTCACATTGCAATTCGACGTCGAGGATGAGTCTGAATTTTTAAACGACGTCGCCATAGCCCCGGGTGGTACGCGCTTAGTTTTGACAAAAGCATATCGTTCAATCAAAAATATCCAGATGACGTCGCAAGCGATCGGCGGGAACACACCCATCCCGATAATTTTGGACAAGGACGTCGCGCTAGGACCCCTTGTGGCCACATATACATCGTTGGTCGGCGGGACGTCAGTTATCGGTAAAATAGATGCTCAAATACAGGGCGTGAAAGGAAATTAACATGACCGTCAATACTCTCCCAACCTCGGCCGAGGTGATCAGCGGAACGCAAACCAATGCGGATCAGAAGACGGATTTCGCGTCGATGTTTGATTTTTTACTTTCTCGGCTAGGCAGCAAGTCGGGCCAGGGCCCGCAAACCGTCGCTTCGGCGGCCACATTGAATCTGGATGCAATCACGGAAACGCGTGACATTGTTATCAGCGGAACGACCCCCATAACCGCCGTCACGGTGGAAGCTGGGAAGGTTTTTCGTGCGCGTGCGTCCGGTGCATTCACTTGGACGAATAACGCCGATATTCTCACCAACACAGGTGCCAATATCATCATGCGATCTGGTGATACGTTGATGATTCGTGCGACTGCTGTAAATAAAATTGAACTGTTGTGTTTGTCTCGTGCGCGAACACGCGTCATAGGTTCGCCGATAAATTTGTCAGGAACATCCGTCACTTTGACTAGCGCCATTCGCCCCGATGATACGGATATAACAATTAATTTGATTGCCGGTAGGGTTAGTAATGGTGACGGCTTTATCATTCAACTGAACGGCCAAACGAGCGGATATAACGGGGCTTGCGTGATGGCGGCAAATGGTGGTAATACCGCTACTGCTGGAGCTGGCAACGGGTTTGTGATTAGCCCGACCTTAAGTTCTCTGGCTACTATCAGTGCAACAGTGCGATTGGAACGTACTGACACATCAACAAGCGCATGGAGTATTTTCGGCAGTACCGCGCGCACCGATTCTGCCGCAGCAGGATCGTGCAAAGGCGATGTGACTATTACAGGTGGCGCGGCGTTGACGACAGTTGTTTTGACTTCCAGCGGTGGTAGCGGAACATTGAGCAACGGCACGGTAAGTATTAACAATTGAGAGGTGATGCGATGATTTCAAATTTCATCGTAAGTGCCGTGGTGGAAAGGCATCCTGGCGCGCGATCATTTCTGCAGCTTCATAATCCCGTTGGATCGAATGTACTCACAAAGTTTCCAAAATGGAATCTCGCTTGGACTGCAGTATCGTCCGAGGTATCACTCACACATAGTGGCTATGACTTTCGATGCACCTCGAATCAATGGGGCGCGGCGTATAAATTTGGAAAAAACAAAATTATCGGTGACGACGATTCGAAAACAATTCTCACCGTCGGGAACTGCCAGGCCGGAAATTTGCCGGCTAACAACACCATCGTTTATGAACCCTGGCCGAATTCGATCGATGGTGGCATTCCAAAATTTTTCGACAGGCCGCCATACGAACTCGCAGCCGACGCGCCATTCATCATTCGACCTGGCCGCGGAATAATGATCGCATCGGCCCACGATCAAACATATCTTATAAGCACGCTTGAATTTTCAGAGGAGCCTTTCGAGGAAGAATTTCCGAGCATTGAAACACCATTGACCATCGGAGCAATTGATTCTGATTTGGCATCGGCTTCCAATCTCTTTGACAGCGACGAATCGACATACGGCGTGAAAGAAGGCACGTCTTTTTATGCCGGCGTGGTTTTAGATTCTCAGGTCCCTTTTACAGGGTTGGAAATAAAAAGCCCAGTCGGTCGAAGTTTTTCGGGCGCCAACCCGGGCAGGAAAATAATGTGGTCGGTTCAATCGTCCGACGATGGGGTTATCTGGCGTAACGAGAGCGCTGGTTTATACACTGAACCTGGCACCGGCGCCGTGCAAGGTGCGTTGGCAATTCCCCTGGCTCATACGTCCAAGCGTTGCAGAATAACGCTGTCAACCAGCAGTCCGGCTGGCTGGCGCGCGGCCTCACTGAGATTTACTCGCGGTAACTAAATCACAAGAAAACCGTTAAAATCTGGTCTACCATACTCATAAGGGGACGATCGTGCCGGACTTCAATTTTGACGCCATCATGGCAAAACTAGCGGGCGTCGCCGGCGCGTTGTTCTCGATGCAGTTTTTGAAAGGCACGTTTCGTGAACGGCTGACTTCCGCACTCACGGGCGCGGCGTTCGCCTACTACGCCTCAGACTTTGTTTCTGCAAAGATAGGCTTGCCGACCGGCCTTACTGGCTTTTTACTCGGGTTCTTCGGCATGGCCGTTGTGTCCAAGGCATGGGAGTGGTTTCAAACCGCCCCCCTTGGCGAGTGGGCCACCCAGGCCGGCGGCGCGTTTGTCGACAAGTGGTTTCCAAAAAAGCCGACCGACACCCGCAACCAAGACGGAAAGTAAATCATGAACTTTTACTCTGTGGTCACACTGCCGGCAGCAATCGCCGCGCTTTGCTGGCTCATCGTCGGCGCGGGCGCCGCGCTGGCCGTCATATCGCCGCGGATTGAAGACATTTTAAGCGAGCGCATCGCCCTGGCCGCTGTCTCGATTGGAGCGATCGGGACAGCGTTCCGCGTCACCAGGTCCGGTGAGATCACCGACGGCGGCCTGTGGCTCGCTGTTGGCCTTGCCGG